ATCTCTTCCTTGGTGAAACCTGCAAGAGCCATTTCTATACAGTATGTGTCTTCACCTGATTTAACAATATCATAAGGTGGATACCCACCATCTGTATTATTAGTAGGAGCTGGAAAATTTGCCAGCATTCTGTCGAACCCAATAAAATATCTAGGCCATAAGTCATTGTTTAACATATCATTCTCCTTTGTTTAGGAACCCATTATGGCATTCCATTTCGTAATTGTTTCATATATCTACCTGTTTGTCAAGACTTTTTTATACCACCAGAGTTCTTCCTTATAATATCATTATGATTTAACTCACTCCAATATATCTCCAGCCCACTGACACACTCATCAAGACTTGTGAACATATGGTATTCTCCCGGTGGTACTACAGTAAAATCTCCAGCATGTAATATAGTCTGGTCTGTTAGATCATAGTCATTCTTCCATCGTTCTATCATTAGCTTACCTTTGATAACATAGAAAGCATTAAACTTTGTCTGATGTTTATGTAAAGAACAGTATGCTCTTGGCTTTATATAGATCTGATGTATCTCAACGGCAGGACTTTTCAATAGGTCTATTGTATTACCCCATACTTTTCCTTCCTTCATGTTATGTCTACCAGCTCACATACACCAGCAGTACATGCCAGTTCTTGTGATCCTTTTGTTGTATCTTCCTTCTCGAACTCTGTAAGTAAAGACCAATCAATACGTTTCTTTGGCATAGTTTTCATTGCTTTGCCGTATTCCTCTTTGGTTATCTCCTGATAAGGAGCTTGTATATAACTATGATCAGCATAAGGTAAGAAAGATACACCAGATAGATGATCAAAGTTATCCCAACACCAAGCACCAACTTCTATCCACTCTCTTTCCTTCACAGATACAGTAACACTTGGCTTGTGCTCACACCAATGCTCTGCATATGTCTTCCATATTTCCAGTTGTTGTATAGCACTAAGATCATTTCTATATATAGACTTAGCATATGTCTTGACAGGAAATGAGAAGACAGAAACATCCTTAGATTCTACATTACCATCTCGTTGAGGTTCATTAGGTATGCCCATGTCTTTTAAGAATGCAGTCATAGGATCTTTATTGTCTCCTCTAACTGTTCTAATATAGAACTCTGAATGTCTAGCATGGATACCACTGGCACTATCTACTAGCTGACTGACAGTACCTGATGGTTTCACACAAGTAATAGCCGTGGACTGAGGTATACCTAGTTTCTCTGCCCACTTCTTATTCGTTGTCACGGCTACGTTACGTAGATATTTAAGATTATCTTCTAAGTAAGGTATATTAGCAGAGTAAGATAACTTCTCTGGGGAAGTATGTAGTAGTTCACAATCCATAATACCTGTAAGAGATACACCTAGCAGTCTCTCTTCTTCTGTATTAGTTATCCATCTTTTTCTAAGATAACCAAAGTCAGTGAGTGTAGATTGAATAGTACCTAACAGGGTAGCTATACGTATCTTTCTTGCTAAAGAGTTACGATCATCCTCATGTCTACATACTACCTCTGTTAGATTACAGAATTGATTAGGACGTAGTATAATCTCCGAACAGGGATTAGTTCCAAAGTCTACATCCCATGCTCTACGTTTGTTCTGTGCTGCCTTCTGTTGAGCTGACTCACGATTAAAGATACCTCGTTCACCACTCTTACTTTCATATAATGATAACCATTCCTTCATAAATACACCAGTATCAGGACGGTTAGTATATACAGCAGAGTTATTAGCCAATCTTCTTTGTGTCTCTGTATCATACCAAGCACCAGACTTAGCTGCTCTCATACGATCATCTGATAGATTAGACAAAGATATTAAAGCAGATCTACGTACACCACCTACTACTACAACATCCCCTATCTTGCAGACTATATCATGACATTCAATAGAGTTTAGTTTCCTACCTCTAGCTTCCTCAAACTTACGTATAGTAAAGTCAAACAAGTCCACCAATGGTTGAGGACCACTGGCTCTACCACCAAAGGTTTTTAATCTGGAGCCAGCAGGACGTACCTTGCTAACATCTACCTTTGGTATTCTATTTGAATATAAGTAGGATACTAAATCCTTGAATGCTCTGGCCCATCCTTCCTTGGAATCAGCCACACTAATAACATCATCTGTTTTTTCAAACTCTACGTCTGGTATGGTAGGTAACTGATTGACATACTGTCTCTCAACAGAGAAGCCTACACCTGTACCATTCATAAGAATATAAAGTATCTCATCAAAGGACTTTGGATTATCCACTGGTATATAGGAACAATTATATCCAGCTATGTTCTCTCTCTCAAGAGCAGGGCCAGCAGTCATCAATGATCTCATGCTAGGCATTACTTCAAGATTAAGAATAGCATTACGTATCATAGTCCAATCCTTGGTATCAAGTTGGTCTTTAACTCCAAGGTTTGTTTCTACATGTACTTTAAAGAAAGTAATTAATCTATCAACAGTTTCATCCCATGTTTCTCTACGGCCTTCTTCCTCTAGCCATCTAGAATATCTGGAAAGATAGATAAAGTTTTGGTATTCAGTTGGCAGTTGCATCTATATCCTCTCCATATCTAAGTTCTAAAATCATCTGTGCATAATGAATAATCTTTTGAATATCCTTTGCACCTTCACCTTTAGTACGATGACGAGTAACGTACTTTACTATATTACCTTCAAAGAAATCAAGTTCATTAGCATAAATATATTCGATAGGTTGTATCTTACATTTCTTGTAATGATCACCACCTATTTGATAATCCTTTATTGACATTATTCGTTCCTCTCATCATCCGACTTAATATAATATAATTTATATTTATACTTAGGATCTTCTTGTACTCTTTCAATTACTTCATATGCATATGTTCGTAAGGAACTTGCATCTATGTTAGCATTCTCACAAATAAATTCAAAGTTATCACACGTTACACCTACACTACAAAGGAACCAAGCCTTTGCCCTATTATGTAATGCTTTATTTCCCGTATTAGCTAGATCTAAGATGGCTCGTTTAATAACAGCCACATATAATTCACGTTCAGGTTCAAGCTCCTTACTCTCAAACTGAATTATAGGATCAGTAAATACTTTTTTATTTTTCTTTGGCTTGTACATTTTGTTTTATATACCTACCTGTAACGGGATCTCTTTTTGTATTACGATTTGAATCAAGATGAGACAATAATTTTTTTCTTACCTTTGGATTTTTAAGTCTCGTCTTATGTACCTTTGATATTTTTTTTCTATACTTAGGGTCTTTATAATATTTTCTTTCAGATAACTTCTTTCTCTCTTCGGGATCTTCATATCTCTTCTTATGTATCTTTGATATTTTTTTTCTATATTCAGGATCTTCATAGCTCTCAACAGGACGATAGAACTTACCACCTACTCGTGAGTTATAGTAGGCTGGTTCATCTGTACCCTCAATGGTAGAAGAGAGAACATTAAATTTCATCTGATAGTACAACTCATAGTATCGTAGGCTACGTCTATTCTTATACTCAGCTATGATCTCAAATTTAAAATGTTCTTTACCTACCTTCTTTATATCTTCATTGAGCCACTTAGATGAACCAGTGTAGGTTTTCCAATCTGATTCTCTCTCCTTTAATTTAGTATATAATTTGTATTGCTTACAACCTATATAACCTTTACCACTATGAAGATTAGTTATGAGATAAACAAATCCAAACTTATCAAGATTGGGAACAAACTCCTCGTCCTTTTTGTAGACAAGCCAATGGTGATCTACCATTCAAGAATCTCTTCAACATCTGGTTCACGTACAACCTTGGTAAGATACCTGTATCCTCTTGCATAGTTGTATACCCGTAAACCTTTTCCATCATTAGCATCCTTCCAACATTCTTTCTTATGATTACAATATAAACAAGACGTTCCTAGTCTACGATTACCTGATGCTCCTTCCTTAACATCACTATAACATTTATTAGGTGGAGATTTATTTTCCACTAAAGATTTTAAATAACTTACTCTAGACCCTGCATCAATCATCTCTAATGAATGAACAGGAGCTAAACATATTTCTCCACTTTGTTTATTGATAGCTAAGAAAGCAGCCTCATCCACTCCATTAGCTTCTGAGTAAGCAGAGATCTGTGCTATATAACCAAAGGGATCATCACTAACTAAGTCTCCTTTATCAAACTTCTCATATCCTCTAGGAGAAGTAGACTTACAATCAACTAACACTCCATCAATCACACAATCCTGA